AAAGTTTGCTGCTAAAGTTCCTTTCTCACTAGAAGAAATTCAAGCTGGTTCAGGTGTTCTTGCAGTTGTTTCTAAAGATGCAAAAGAACTTGCTAACCTTATGGAAATTACTGGTAATGTTGCAGCTGTAACAGGATTAGATTTTAAAACAACATCAGAACAAATCCAAAGATCAATGAGTGCTGGTATTAGTGCTGCTGATCTATTTAGAGATAGAGGTGTTAAATCTATGTTAGGATTTAAAGCTGGTGCAGTAGTATCTATAAAAGAAACACAAGAAGCGTTTGAAAGAGTATTTGGTGCTAATGGTAAATTTGGTGGTGCTACAAAAGAATTAGCCAAAACATTAGGTGGTACTATTTCTATGATTGGGGATAAATTTTTTAACTTTAAAAGAGTATTATTAGATAATGGATTCTTTAATGAATTAAAAAATCAGTTTGGAGAGTTAGATCAATACCTTGCTTCAAACTCAAAAAAATTAGATATATTAGCTAAAAATATTGGAGAGGGTTTAGCTAAAGGTGTTTATAAAAGTGTTCAAGCTATGAAAGATTTAATTCCATATTTACAAAAAATAGGTTCATTAATGAAATCAATGTGGAATGGATATATGGCTTTACCACCATATGTTAGAAATATAGGTTTATTAGGTGCTTTTTTATTAGGAAAAAAAGGTGCTGTTGGTTTAGCTGCATTAACTTTATTAATTGATAAAATTCAAACTGTATTTAATGGTGCTAAAGAATCGCTAGGTATTTTTGACAAATCCAATCCAGAAGCAGTATCTAGGCAAATAGAATTAATTAAAGAACAACTTAAAGATATTAAAAAAATATCAGAAGAAGAAATGATTATATCTGGTGGTAAAATTACAATAACAAAAGAAGATTTAGGAGTTAATTCTAATTTAGAAGAATCTTTATTAAGACAATTGAAATCTTTACAAGAACTTCAATTTGAATTAAAAAAATCTGAACGTATAACCCATAGACTAGGTGGTGGTGCTGATTATATAGCTTTGCAATTTGAAAAACTTAAACTTACATTAAGTGATATGGTATCTATAAGATTAGTTGAAATGCAAGAGCAGATGAAAGATATATCTACAACAATTAATAAAGAAATTCTTAAAGGAATACAATCTCTATCTAAAGCTATGGCAGAATCAGTTGTACATGGAAAAAATTTAGTAGATTCATTTAAAGCTATAGCACAAGGTGCTATGGTTAAAGTTCTTTCATACTTAATAGAACAAGTAGCATTAATGGCAATACAAAAATTCTTTAAACTACAAGAATTAGATAATGAAGAAAAAAAAGATAACTTAATTAGAAAACAAAACACTAACTTAAAAAGACAAATTGTTTATCAATCTATTTTAGCAGCATTAGGTGGTGGTGGTGGTTTTTTAAGCACAAGTGGTGGTTCAATGAAAAAAGAATTGGCAAGTGGTGGTTCAGTTCAAAAAGGACAACCATATATGGTAGGTGAAAGAGGTGCTGAATTATTTGTACCTAACCAATCTGGACAGATACAACAATCAGCTAGAGGTTCAGGTGGTGGAAGTACAACAGTTAATTTTAATATCAACACAGTAGATGCTTCAGGCTTTGAAGATTTATTAGTTAGATCAAGAGGAACTATCACTCAATTAATTAATAACGCAGTAAATGAAAGAGGGAGTAAAAACTTAATCTAATGTCAGGTGCTTTTCCTATATCAACTGCTAAATTTGGAACTTTAGGAATAAAGTCAATTCAAAATACTATTATCTCAAAAACTGTATCTGGTAAGAAACTTGCTAGACAAATAGATAATCAAAGATGGGCATTTTCAGTTCAAATTATTACTGCTAAAAGATCAGATGTTTATGGAGAGTTAATGGCTTTTATAGTTAAACAAAGATCAGGCAAAGAAAACTTTACAATTATCCCACCAGAAATAGAAGATGCTAGAGGTAATGAATCAGGAACAGTTTTAGTTAATGGAGTTCACGCAGTTGGAGATACAACGATTGATATGGACGCATTTGCTGGAGATGGTGCTGGAAGATTTAAAGCTGGAGATTTTATAAAGTTTGCTTCACATGATAAAGTTTATATGGTTGTAGCAGATGTAACAAGTTCAAGTAATGCAGCAACAGTTACAATAGAGCCACCTTTACTTGTGGCACTTGCAGATGATTCAATAGTTACTTATGATAATGTATCTTTCACAGTACACTTAACAAATGATATTCAAGAGTTTGGAGTATCAGGTGTAGATAAAGATGGTAATTTATATTATGAGTACCAATTTGATGTTGAAGAAGCCTTATAGATGAAATATAAAGTCAAGTATTGGATTAGTGTTGATTTCTTGGCTGAAGAAATAATTGAAGCTGATGATTTTAATTCTCAATCTTTGAATCACGGAAAGTATAGTGAACCATCTAAAAATGCTAATTATACTGTCAATGATTCAATAAAAGTAACCAGAAGAACATTTGAGGAATATGACGAGAAGCCTGACAACAGCGATAAAGAACGAACTAGCAACAAATGATATTAGACCATTCCATCTTATCACTCTTGGGTTCGATACTCCTATTAACATTACTGATTGTTCTTTTCCATTAACTTCATCAATATCTGGTTCATCAGTTACTTATCTAGCGTCAGATCATTTATTAGGCATATCAGATTTTTCAGAACAAACAGATGTAAGTAAATCTAGTATTACTTTAACTTTATCAGGTGCAGACCAAACATATATTTCAGTAGTTTTAAATGAGAATGTTATTAATAATACTGTAACTATTTATAGAGGATTGCTAGATGATGATAACACAATATTTGCTGACCCTTTTTTACTTTATAAAGGAAGTATAGAAAATTTTGAAATACAAGAACAAGAGAAATCAAGCACACTATCATTATCTATTGTATCTCATTGGGCAGACTTTAATAAAAAGAATGGTCGAAAGACTAATAATACATCACAGCAAAGATTCTTTAGTACAGATGTTGGAATGGATTTTAGTTCTCAAACAGTACAAGATATTAAATGGGGTAGAGAGTAATGCAAGATATTATATCTCTATACAGAAATTATTCTAAATATGACGATTTACACGATCTTGATTTACAACATCACATCAAGCCTAGTATATTTTTAAACCAATATAAAAAACATTATCACAACGATACTTTGGTTGGTTTTACTAATTGGGCTTATCTATCTGATTATGCTTTTAATCATTTTAAAAAAACAGCTATTATAAATTACAAGGAATGGAACTCTGGAGATCATTTAGTATTTGTAGAATTTATTGCTATTAAGAATGTCAGAAATATTTTTAAATGGTGTGTTAATATGGCTAATAAATTTAAAGGCATTAAAGATAATTTTACTTGGTTAAGAGTAGAAGATAATCAAATTAAAAGAATGATAGTTAAGGAAATATAATGGGTGGATTTGTAGGAAAAGTTATAGGCACAGTAGCCAAAGCATCAAAGTTTTTTGGAAACATGAATCCTTTGGTGTCTTTAGGTATAACTTTATTTATATCTTGGGCATTAAGACCAAAAGTTCCTGAAATACCTGACTTTGGAACTAATGAATTTGATGATTTTGAAAGAGGTATATTATTAAACAAACAATCCAATGACGCAAACATTCCTGTAATTTATGGAGAAAGACTTACAGGTGGAACTAGAGTGTTTATGGAAACTTCTGGAACAGATAATACTTATCTTTATATGGCTATCGTTATGGCAGAGGGAGAGATAAACGATATAGAGGAAATATTAGTAGATGATAAAGTGGTTACATTTGCATCTAGTTTTTCAGATAATACAGCAGTTGAAGTAGGTAGTGGAGATAGTAATTTTTATAAAGATTCAGAAAGTCTTATTAGAGTAGAGCCTCATTATGGAACAGATGGTCAATCAGCATCAACATTATTATCAACATTAAGTAATTGGGGAAGTAATCATAAACTATCTGGTTTATGTTATCTTGCACTTCGTTTTAAATGGAATCAAGACGCATTTACAGGAATACCAAAAGTACAAGCAAAGATTCAAGGTAAAAAAGTTGTAGCATACAATTCAGGTTTAGTTGCACAAACTGCTGCTTACTCTACTAATCCATCATGGTGCTTATTAGATTATTTAACTAATGCTAGATATGGAAAAGGATTAGCAGTAACTGAAATAGACTTACAAAGTTTTTATGATGCTTCATTAGTTTGTGAAACACAAGTAACACCATATTCAGGTGGTAGTGATATAAATATATTTGATATTAATACTGCAATAGATACATCAAGAAGTATTTTAGATAATGTTAGAGAGTTTTTAAAAGGTTGCAGAGGTTATCTTCCATATAATGCTGGTAAGTATAATTTAATTATAGAAACAACAGGAACAGCATCTATTACTTTAACAGAAGATAATATTATAGGTGGTTATTCATTATCAACACCAACAAAGAATGATAGATACAATAGAGTTATAGTTGGTTATGTTAATCCAGAACGTAATTATCAAGTTGATGAAGTACAATTTCCACCGATAGATGATTCAGGTTTAATAAGCGCAGATCAACACGCAACAATGAAAGCTGATGATAATGATTTTCTTTTAGAGGGTAGATTTTCATTTTCAACTATCACTTCTCAATATCAAGCTGAAGAAATGGCAGAGGTAATACTTAGAAGAAGTAGAGAAGCATTATCTTTAGGTATTAGTGTTGATTTTAATGGTTATGATTTAGCCATAGGAGATATTGTAAATATTACACATTCTAGTATTGGATTTTCTGCTAAACCTTTTAGAGTTCTTGGAATTACTTTTAATCAAGATTTAACTGTAGGATTATCTTTAGTGGAGTACCAAGCATCACATTATACTTGGGCTACTAAAACACAAGCGACAACAATACCAACAACTAACTTACCTAATCCATTTAATGTTCAACCACCAGCAAGTGTAACACTAGATGACCAATTAATTGAATACAATGACGGCACAGTTATTGTAGCTTTAGATGTTACTATTGGTGCAAGTCCAGATAGCTTTGTAGATTTTTACCAAGTAGAATATAAATTAAGCACAGATTCAGATTATATTATCTATGCACAAGGTTCAGGATTAAATCATAGAGTCTTAAATGTAATTGACCAAAATGTTTATGATGTAAGGGTTAAAGCAGTTTCAAGTATTGGTTCTAGTTCAACTTATGTAACAGCTACAAGAACTATTATTGGTGCTATTGAACCACCACAAGATGTTGAAGATTTTTCTTGTAATATTTTAGGACAAGAAGCACATTTATCATGGACACAAGTACCAGATTTAGATTTAGCATACTATCAAATTAGATATTCTTCTTTAACAGATGGAACTGGAGATTGGGCAAACTCTGTATCTTTAGTAGAGAAAGTATCAAGACCAGCAACTTCAATTAACGTACCAGCAAGAGTCGGAACTTATTTAATTAAAGCAGTTGATAAACTAGGAAACTTTAGTTCTAATGCAACAGCTATTATTTCTAATGTTACAGGGATTCAAAATTTTAATACAATAACATCAGTATCAGAACACCCAGATTTTGATGGAACATTAACAAATACAACAATAGTAGATGGTACATTAAGATTAGATTCTTCTGAATTATTTGATTCAGCTAGTGGAAACTTTGATGCAGAAACAACTAGATTTTTTGATTCAGGTGTAACTAATGCAGACTTCTATGCAAGTGGTAATTACTTATTTGCAGATATAGTTGATATAGGTGCTAAACATACTTGCAGACTTACAGCTAGTTTAAAACAAACTTCTGATGACCCAGATGATTTATTTGATAATAGATTAGGTTTATTTGATTCTCAAAATTCTAGTTTTGATGGAGATACACCAGCTAACTCTAATGCACATATTGAGATTGCAACAAGTGATGATAACTCTACTTACACAGCTTTTCAAAACTTTGTAATTGGTAATTATACTGCTAGATACTTTAAATTTAGAGTTGTTTTAACTTCAAGTGATTTAGCTTCAACTCCTGTGGTAGAAGAAATATCAATTTCAATAGATATGGAAGATAGAATATTTAGTGGAAATGATATAACATCAGGTGCAGCAACTAAAACTGTATCATTTACAAACCCTTATAAAACTGTTAATTATGCAGTTGGAATTACAGCAGAAGATATGGCAACTGGAGATTTTTTTATTGTAGAGTCAAAAACAATCAATGGTTTTAATGTAACATTCAAAAATTCAGGTGGAACAGCAGTATCTAAAACATTTGATTACATATCGAAGG